AAGGAGCAGTTAATTCTGCTAATTTTGCTAGTTCACATCAAAAGGGTTTTAAAGGGTTTGGAGTAACAATGTTTAAACATGGTGGTAATGATGGAATGAATAAACGTGAAACGGCACAACAACAAGATAATAAAAAATTTACAAATGCTGAAGCAATGAAGACATCAAATAAAGCTTTAGATATTTATAATAAAGGTGGTTTTAAAGGTTTTGGAGTAAATCAGGATTTAATAAAAAGACAAGATAAAGTTTCAGATACTGAAAAAATGTACGCACTTATGAAAGCTGATCGAAAAGTAAATGGACGTGGTGCAACTGGTAAAATGCTTAAAGATGCTGCAGCTAATGCAACAGTTAACTTAATCAATGCTGGATCATCTAGAGCCGTTAATGAAATGGAAACACGTAACACTACAGGTAAGGGATTAAAGAAAGGATCACCTGAAATGAAGGAAAAAATGGCTAAAATACGAGCAATGCGTAAATGTAATAAAGCTTAATAATCTTAATAAATAATGAAATGTTACATATACAAGATAGAAAATAATACTGATAAAGATCAGTTTTATATTGGATCTACATTAAATTTATCAAGACGTAAAAGTCATCATAAAAAGAATGTTAAAAATAAAGTAGGTAAATTATATTGGTGTAAATTATATGTGTATATACGTAACCATGGCGGATGGGAAAACTTTACATTTACTAAATTACATGAAATAGATATAAATATGTTATCTGAAGGGACATGTTTTGAACAATCTATTATTGATGAATTAAAACCTCCTTTAAACTCTATAAAAGCGTCTATAAAACCTTTTAAAGAAATAATTGTATAGTATATATAATGGAATTAAATAATATATCAGAAATATCAGATAATATATATAAAGTTATTACAGGCGACAGTTCTAAAGTTATACAAAATTCTGATTTTTTATATAAATCAAATATAGAATGGGTTAAAGATATACCATATCAAGAACCTAATGATTTTGAAAAAGAAATGTTAAAAGATACTAAAACAGCTGAAGAACTTCTAAAAATGGAAAGTGAAGAAACTATTATTCTAAAATCTGAAGAAGAACAGAAACAAGAAAGAATTAAAAATTTAATCATTATGTTTAAAGTTATTACAGCTGATCGTATGGGATTACACCCACTATATAACTTATCAACATTACAACCATCACAAGCTGAAAGATTCAAAAATAGTATGCAAAGTTTAGCAGAAGATTTTAATAATGGTATGAGTAATGAAATTACAGATGAATTTAATAGAATCTGTTGTGAAAAATTATTTCAATCTGGATCTGATGTATCACAATACCCTGTGTATTCTTAATGACATTTAAACACATATTATTATTAATAAATAATAATATGAGTGGTCAACCTTATAGGTATGTAAAAGACATTGAAAATTTTAGAAATGAATATATGGACTCTTTAAAACTTAGGGCTAATATAGACGATATGAATTTTCAAGCAAATAAAATTTATAAAGAAACAGGAGCATTACCTCCAAAATCTACAATGAAAGACATGAGAACAACAGGCGAAGTTTTACTCGATGTTCAAAAATTAAAACAAGATATTATTGGTGAATTTAAAGGATTAGCTACACCACAAATGATTCAATTAGTTATACAACGTATTGAAGGTTCACCTCTTAATGGAGATGGGTCATTTTTAGTATGGCTTGCTCAGAATGTTAAAGAATTAGTTCCACAACTTAAAAAGAAATATAGTTATGGTATTGCAGGTGATGCTAATGACGCTGAAAATATGTATTTATTTATTCAAGAAATGTATACCAAAACCAAATCAATGAATGCCTCACTTAAATCATCATTTGATAGACCTACAAATAATGATTCAATTTCAATGGGTGATTTTGACAAAATTAAAAAATTATATGATGATATACAACTTAGATTATTATCATCTCCGAATTTTACAAGATATAAAATGATAGTAAGAGATCAATTAAATGCTATTAATGAAATTTTACGTCCTCAAGCAGCCGGTATAAGTAATTATAATTTAGTTCGTCAAATTTTTATAAATGCTAGTGCTGGTGGTACATATGCTCAACAAACAGCAGTTAATGTTCAGGGTTATAATGAGATTGTTGAGTATACTGATAAATTACCTTCTGTATCAGTATTACAGACCTTATTAGATCAACTTTCTAAATCAGTTAAAAACGCTGATGATGATTTAACTATTCAAATTTTAACAAATATAAGTTCAATGTTACCACCAGTTCAAGAATCAAGACGTATAGATGCTTTAATGACAAATATTATAATAAATCAAGCTGCTGGTCCACCACCTGTACCACCAGCTATAGCTATTCCACCAGCTCCAGTACTTGCTCCGGGTGCAATGTTAGCTCCTTTTCTTGGTCCACCTGCACCCCCAGCACCACCACCAGCATTGGCAGGACCAATAGGAGGTCAGGTCGCAGCTGATGCAAATGCATTATCTACAGACATATTACGAGCAATACATAATGCACGTGGTGTTGCTGGAGCAAATGGAGGAAACGATGGATATGATTTTGTAACTCCTGGGATGATTGCTGCAGCTAATACTTTAGCTTTATATATGGGTATGGGTGCAAACATTAATTATAATGCAGGACAAATTGCACAAGCTATTCAAAATTACACACAAAATAGTCTTGCTCGTGTTGATGCTTTAATTAACGGTCAACCTATTGGTGCATTTGCAGCAGCAGAATTACCTAGGTTTAATCATACTGTCAGAGGTGTCGCAGGATACAACATGATTGGTTTTGGTATGCATAAAAGATCTGGACGTCCTAGAGGATCAGGAATTGTAAAACCAATTTATGAACGTATTGATAAAACACAAGGAATCAAACAAGGCCATACACATGTTCCATTTGGTAAATATATTATTAATAAAAATAGATTAGATGATGATATATTTTCATTTAAACATGTTAAAGGTTATGGTGTGAAAGGTTATCCATCTAAAAAGATATCAAGAAATTTATCAAATGTAATTAAAACTATTATTGGTGGTGGAGTTCCTAAATTTAATGAACTATCTAATTTATCAGATGATGAAAAGAACTATTTACATACAGTATCAAGTAAGGCTGGAATTATGGATAAATTAAGCGTACCAACTCCATCTAAGGATACAATGGAACAGGATGTTCATCAGTTTAATGTGATGAAAGGTGAAATATTAGCGGGTAATGACTCTTCAGTTCTTATTAAAAAATTTAAATTATTATTATTAAAATTATCTAAGAATGGATCACTACCGAAAAGAGAATGTCAAGAAATTATGGAAGATTTAATTCAGTTAGGTTATTAATAATATAATATGTCCAAAAGTCCAAAAATATAGTAGTTTTTATATAATAGTAAAGTTAAAATAATAATCTAAGAGAGCTTTATAAAATTTATCAATAATTGGTACATTTGGTCTCATAATTATATATAAAGGTTAATTCATATATAATTATAATGTCAGTATCAGGTATATACAATTATCATGTAAAATTAGATCATCTTAACGAACAGTTACCACAAATGTCGTCAGAGATGTATAGACCACCTTTTTATTTTGGTGGATCACAAGTACCTATTAATTTAGGAATTGAACATTATCCAAGTTTGAAAACTCCATATGTTTCATCTTCTACAAATATTAATAGTATTCCTATGGTAGGTCATGGTCTTGGAGTAGGTCTTAAAACTACAATGAAAAAAAATGACAATATTAGACGTGCAAAATATATGTTCCACAAGTGAACATATAGGAAACCTATATATTTCATAAATAAAGATTTAAAAACAAAGTAATATATATAAATAATGTTCGTAATAGTAATGAATGGCACTAATATCGTGCAAGACGGTAATAACAATAAATTAGTGTATAAATTTCCTAATTCTGTTGTTTTTAAAGACAAATATATAGCTGTAAGTAGTATTAGTATGTATTATTCATGGTTTAATATAACTTCAGTATATTTAAATAATAAATTTACATATACTTGGAATGGAACAACAAATAATACATATACTGTAACCATCCCTGACGGATTATGGGATATATCCGCAATTAATAATTTTATTCAATATACATGTTTGCAAAATGGTACATACTGGACAGTATCAGGAACATATTATTATCCTTTTGAATTACTTGTAAATGCTAATAGATATGCTATACAATTAAATACATATCAAATTCCAACAACAACACCTACAGGTGGAACAACCCCACCAGCTGGATGGCCTACAACTGTGTTTAATACTGTTGTTACATTTCCATCAGCATTTAATGCAATTGTAGGTTATACTGCAGGATTTGCTAGTGCTAATAATGTTGGAGGTGGTATTTCATTTGGTACACCATCAGCATCAAACAACTACGCTTCAGTAAATTCAGTAAATACAATTTCATATTTATCTAATTTAGCTCCACAAGTTCAACCATATAGTAGTGTATTATTTTCATTATCAAATATTAATAATCCATATACTCAACCATCAAGTATTATATATAGTTTAAATAGTAATGTAGGTGTTGGAGAATTGATTTCTGAGAAACCTCCTAATTTTATGTGGAATAGATTGATTGATGGAACTTATAATGAATTACGTCTTACATTTTTAGGTCCAAATCTTTCACCACTAATTATTAATGATCCTAATATGACTATTTTATTAACTATTAGAGATAAAGATGAGGCTTTATTTTCGAGTAAGTAAGTATTTAAACAAATAATTTATTATATATATAATGGACGAATCATATATTAATAAACTTGTTACAGATATACAAAATGAAAGAAATAAATTATTTAATGACCTTAAAAATGATACTGAATTACAACATGATAAAATTATTAATCTTAAATTATCTGTATTAGATAATATGTTAAAATCTACTTTTAAAATACGTAATATACAGATCAAAGAAAAATTAACATTTAAAATGTAATTAAAGATATAACTTCTTTTATTTATTAATGCCTCACAATTCAGTTAGATTAATACAATTACCGCATCATAATGCGTCTAATTTACATGCTATTTCCGCATATCATAAAGGAATGAAATTTTTAAAAGGTGAAGGAATGGGTTCTGTCCTTCTAAGAACTGCTGGTCCAGGTGCTGCATCATCATATATGGATATGGATGATTATATTTCGACTACTGGAATGAATCCTTATACTCGTGCTGGTGTATCACAAGGTAAAGGACTTCCAAAAGGATTAAGTTCAAAATTATCAAATTTAAATATTGCACCTCCTACATCAAACCCACGTAAAAACATTGTTATGCATATGTAATTATATTATTATTTTATCAATCCTTAAAGATATTTAAAGATTAATAAACTATTATTCCTAATGTGTGATAAACTAGTATTTGACCTATCCCAAGAAGTGGAAGGAAGCCCTAATGTCTTTGTTAGAAAGGACTGGGTTAACATTTTAGACAACCAAAATCAAAATTACTCAAATTCTCAATCGATTATCGATACGAGTCAGCTCTCAAACTCAAACAAGTATATGAGCTACAGAGAAGCGTATCTAGCCATGCCACTCTTGATGACAATGGCATTACCAACTGGTAATATTACAATTGTTAATAGTGCAGCTGCCGCAAATGGGGCTATTGCTGATATTTCTTTAGGTAATTGGAATACCTCAACAACCGGAACAAGTGCGGATTATGTAATGGGCCTAAAGAACTGGTTCGGAACAATGATTCATAGCATGACATTAGATTACAATGGTTCAACTATCGCCCAACAAACTCCGTTTATTAACATGTGGAATACCTTCAAGTTGATGACCTCCCTATCCTATCAAGATGTTCTTTCTCAAGGTGCTCAAATTGGATTTTATCCTGATGATTCTTCATCATTCCAATTCTTTTCGGCAAAAGTAGGTGGTGCTGCACTTGTAGTAGGTGGAGCAATTGTACAACCAACTATAGCAGACGATTCATTGTTACAAGGAACATGTAATAATACAAATTTAATTATTCCAACAGCAGTTTCACAACGTTTTAATTCATTCAGTTCTGGGGCTGGAAATTTTGGATTTTTAGAACGTCAACAAAATATTAATTTTGATGCAACATCAAATTTATGTTCTAATGATATTGCATTTAATACTGGTGCTACATCTGCACAATTTGGTGATTTACTTTATAATTCAGGAGCTCCTGTAACTCCTGCAAATCCAACAATGACAGCATTATGGAAATCATATATTTTTAATAAAATTAATGGTGTAATTGCTGTTGCTGCTGCTGTTGCTGGTGCTGCAGTTACAACAACTATTACTACCCCTCCTGTTTTACAAATTAATGTAATGGCTACTATTAAATTAAAACATGTTCATAGTTTTTTCAATATGTGTCCTTTACTTAAAGGTGTATTTATGAAAATTACATTAAATTTAAATAACACATCAACATCTGTTGTATGTGTGTCAAATGTTCCAACTGCAGGAACTACTTCAATCCCATTAGCTACAAATATGCATGTATCATCAGTTTCAAATGCATTAGGTGGAACAAATCCGTTAATGCTTGCATCACCTGCAGGTATCTTTAGTGGTACAGCTCCTCAAATAGCTTATACAACTGCAACATCTTTGACACAATCATTCAATGGTGGATATGGTTTATTTGCTAATAATTACGTATTATCAACAGCTGGTGGAGCTGAAATTAAAGCAACATATTTAATGAATGTTTCAGTTGGTTCTAGATGTTTAGATCAAACTCTTGTAAATACCGCAGGTGTAACAACTGGATTATTAGCCCAAAGTGTATATTTATATATTCCAGCATATACATTTAACCCTCCATTTGAACAAGCCATGTTATCCTCTCCAATTAAACAAATTAATTATACAGATGTATATCAATATCAAATTACTAATATTGGAGCTGGTCAATTTATTAATCAACTTATTACAAATGGTATTGCTAATATTAAAAGTATCTTAATTTTACCATTTTATTCATCTGCTGCAACAGGAACTGATCCAACATGTCTTAAATCAGGCGTAAAAAATAGTACTAATACTGGTTTCTTATCTGGATACCCAGTATTTCAAAGTCCTTATGATCCTGCAGGGTCAGGTACAACCTCTCCATTGTGTCACATCAGCAATTTCAACGTGCAAATTTCTGGACAAAATGCTATTTACAACTTACAAAAATACAATTTTGAACAATTTAATAACCAACTTTATGGCCAAAATGCTGTAAATGGTGGTTTAACAGATGGTTTAACTTCTGGTTTAGTTGGTCGTAATGAATTTGATATGTCTCATTGTTACTACTATGTAAACGTTGAACGCATGTTACCGGTTGAAATGGGTGTACCTAAATCTGTTCAAGTTGTTGGACAGAATTTAAGTGCTAAAGCATGTGATTATTATGTGTTTGTTGAATATGGTGTGAAAATCTCTATAGATATACTCACTGGGTCACGTGTCTAGACACCGAATTATATATATATCTTAAAATAGTTACTAAACTACTTAAATGTTTATTAACTATATATATTAAGGGTCGACAAGTTCTTTGTTTAAATACTGAAGAAATTATTAATTAATATTTAGATAATATTAATTAACAATTAAATAATGATAAACCATTTAAAAAGATAATGATTTATTTATTAATGCATAAAATACAGATTGACGCAAGTCCACATCAATTAAGAAAACTTAAAAAAGGTCATAGTGTTAGAATTAAAAAAGGAACAGGATTTGAATTAATAGTTCATCCAGAAACATTCAATATTGTTAATAAAGCTTTTAATAAAGGAAAAGGATCACAAATTCAACTATCCCCTGAAGAACTTGAAATGAATAAAGGTATTTCAAAAGCTATCAGTCCAGAAGCACATGGTATTGCAAAAGAAGGAACATCTATGCCAACTAGAACATTACCAGTATCAGGTCCAGCTGTATTACCATCTCCACAACTACCATCTACAATAGCTGGTACAGGTGTTAATAAATTACATAATGCGTTAAATCATCATTTAGGAACTAACTATGGATATCTAAACCGTGCAGGTATGGATAATTTTCTTAATAGTAAAAATAGTGCCATAATGCATAAACATGGTATTGATGCACGTCATGCATTAGCACCTTATAGTTCAGACTTTGATGAATTTGAACCACATTCTCGTATGGTAGGTGGTGCTATTGAAAAATCAACTATAGGTTTAAAAGGTAGTATGTTACATGCATATATTCCACCAGCTTTAGTATCACAACCATTTAGTGCAAATTTCCAATTTCAACATTTCCTTCCTCCACAATATCAACATTTTAATTCTGGAGGGACATATGATGCAATCATGGGCGGTAATGGTTTATATGTATAAACAATATAAAGGATAAATTATATTATATATTAATATGTCACTAACAGATACACAAATAACAACACTATGTAAAAGAATGAATATTCCTTTAGCTGATATTGTTTTTAAGGATGAACTTCAAGCTCCACTAGAATATAATAAATCCTACTTTGTAAATTTAGAAAATAGTCATAATGAAGATGGATCTGAAAACGATGGAACTCATTGGACTTTTTTACAACTCGTAAAATATCCCAATGGTAAAATTGAAAAGATATACTTTGATCCATACGGAGCACCACCAAGTGAGAATATTAAAAAAGCTGTAAAAGAAACAACTAAAGAACAAGGTCTTCCATTCACAGAAAAGGATATACAAAGCCTAATGAATAATGCATGTGGATATTATTGTTTAGCTTTAGGACATTTCATTAATTCATCTAAGTTCAGATCAGGAAGTTTATATGATGATGTTTCATGTTTTATGGATATGTTTGATGACCTTAATAAATCTTGTGATTTTAAAAAGAATGAGTATATATTAAAACATTTTTTTAGATCAGAAGATCCGTCATTAAGGAAAGAAGTTGATGTAATAACAAGCCAAGATGAAAAAGGCGGAATTGACATGATGAAAATTCCAGTTGATATAAAAGTAAGAGACAAATAGATATAAAGGAATAATTCTATTATATATATAATGAGTGAAGAAATCAAAACAGAAGTTAAGTACAGTTCGTATACTCCTGCACAAAAGAAAGCGTCACAACTATATAGACAAAATAATAAAGAGAAAATTAATGCTCAACGAAAACGATACTATCAGAAACGAAAAGAAAATGATCCAAATTTCTTAGAATACAAAAGGATTAAAGCTAGAGAATATTATGAAAAAAAGAAACTAGATAAAGTAGTAAAAGCTGAAGCTAAACCTGAAGTTAAAGAAGAAGTAATTATTAAGGAAGAAGAGAAGCCTCAACCAGAAATTATTGAAGTGGTTGAACTTGCTC